CTTTTCTTTCTGCTTCTGCTTGTTCTTTCAATTCTTCTGGTGTTGGTCCTGATGTACCACTTGTTGTACCACCTGACGTACTTGTTGTACCACCTGACGTACTTGTTGTACCACCTGACGTACTTGTTGTACCACCTGACGTACTTGTAGAGCCGTCTGATGTACTTCCCGAGCTTCCTAATACAGGCCCTATTGTTTGTGTGCCTGTGTAGCCTGATTCTGTGTTATACCAATCTTCGGGAATTGTTGTATATATATCTGTTGAGGGTGCTTGACCCGATGTAAGTATACTCATAAATCCTCCTTTAGCCTATCCTCTTCTTTATCAAGGTCTTCTTCGGTGACCTGTTTAGGCTCATCTTTTAAAATAGATACTATACCCGGAAGTTCTTTTATAGCTTCCTTTAGTGTTTTATAAACATATTCCGATTCATCATCTTCTGAACAGGCTTTAACGATTATTCCATTTAAAGCACCTTCAATTTTGACGAACCAATTATCTTTTAGACCAGACTTTTCCATATTTTCCTCCTATAAATAAAAAAAACCACGTCAATAAAGACGCGGTTTCATACGGCTGTGATTACCACTTATATAATTCTATCAAATAGCACTGTCTGTGTCAAAACCACTCTCAGATCTATCTATCTTGTTTACTTCCCCCCAGATTATGATTTCATTCCCACCTAAGCTGTCTACGTAGAATATAGGAAGCTTAATCGTTACGGGTATCTCTGGTGTTGTGGGGTTTGGTTCTGCCTGACCGGGTATCTTAAACATAAACATATCCCCGTCTGCATCTAATAGTCTTAGATACGAGGAGAGGTTGTTGCAGTTGTAAAATACTGACTGAACATTCAAACAATAATTAGACCCGAAGTTTGTTCTAACTTCTACTTTCTTATCTCCTATACTTTTTTCTATTTTTACTTTAAATGGTTTCATATATTATATTATATCTCAATCCAAAAATATTTGTTATCAGGGTCCTCTGGTTTTAAGTTGTAGTAAATTCTTTCACCAAGTGGAACTATCAGTCTTGATGGTTGTGGTATATAAGCATTACAGTCTGGTGCTGATGAAACCAACGTTTGTACATCTGGAGATACTGTCACACTTCTTTTTGTTGTTATTGTTACATCTTGTGCTGATGATGTTAAAGATTGTTCACTTACACCAATAGATATTGTTCCTGATAATGCTATGGTTGGACTATTAGCAACCGAAGTTAATGATTGAACTCCAGCACTTATTGAAACATTCCTTATAACAGAGACGTTTATAGTAGGTTGAGAGCTGGTTAGTACCTGTGCTTCTGGTGTAACGGTTACGCCCCTTACTGTTGTAATAGTTACATCCTGTGCTGATACGTTAGACGATATAGCATTTGGTGATACTGATATATTACCAGCAGTTGAAACACCCGCCCCATCTGTACTCGCAACTAATGATTGTACTTCAGGAGATATGGTTACTGATTTAGTTGTTGTTATTGTAAGTGTGGGTTGGGAAGATGTTAGTTCGTTTGTTGTAACATTTACAATCGTACCACTTGCTAATGATATTGTTGGTGATACTGCTGTTCCTGTTAGTACTTGTGCTTCTGGAGTTATGGTTACATTCCTAACACTTGTTACTGTAGGTACTGGTTGAGATGTAGTACACACGTTAGCATCAGGAGTAATTGTTGCATTCCTAATAGCTGAAACTGTAGCTGTAGGTATAGATGACGTTAATGCCAAAACACCTGCAAGTATAGTTGCACCTATTCCTAATGTTACTGCATTAGTAGAAGCTGTTAATGATTGAACTTCCACACTTGTAGATACATTTCTTACACCTGTAGTTGTAGCGGTTGGTTGAGAACTTGTTAGAGTCTGAACTGATGGTGTAATGGTTACACTTGTTGACTCACTTCCCCAAGAAACATTTTCATTTAGGTTAAGGAAGGTGTTTGTACCTGTTCCTGCTGCATTTCCACCAAACCATACAGTACAAGTATAGCCATTAGCCATAGTGCCTACATTTGTAATGTATAGTTTCAAAACTAACCTATCATCTGCAGAAAACCCTGTATCTGTTACATCACCAACCCAAGTCATTGCAGCTTCTGAACCTGTTTTATTAAATTCTACACCATCGTCAAATGGACCACCACTAATAAGAGTCTCACTCCCACCACTCCATTTATAAAGTCGGTATCTACCACCTGCATTAGCTTTAGCGTTATCCTCACTTGCCCAGATTGAAATATCTGTCGTAGTTAAAGTAAACCCCGTCCCCACGGGTGGGGAAATCCAAGCCATTGCAGTCCCACCAGCAGTTTTAGTCCATTGAATATCTGTCCCAGAGGCAGAGGTATTAACTACCCCTGTTGTCCCAGAAGTACCTGCTGATAAATCAAGGTCGTAATACCCGCTTACTCTTGTTTGTTCACTTCTTAAATATAATTTAGTTGCCATATTAAGTTAGATGAACTATGTGCTTTCCAATCCAATACCACACTTTAAAAGCAATAGATTCATCGCTATACCATCTACCAACTTTATTAAAACAATACCCACCGAACCACCACCATATACGCCTGTGCAACTTTGAAGTAACACAATCCATATACTGACTAAAGTCCCTTGCTATACAACGCAGGTGTTTTATCTGCCTACGCATAACATCAAGGTCTGTTATTTCCTCGTCATTTTTTAGCCAATCATATATTTCTTTAGGTGCTTCGTATGCCATAATATCCTTTCAAAAGTTTCTTATAAACAAATAGGGCGGAGCAGTTTTATACCCACACCCGCCCTAAAAGATACAAATTTATATCCTTTAACCTACGTTAATTATACCTTCTGCGTTCCATTGGATTGTAAAATCTCCAGAAGAACTAACCTTATCTGCACCGAAGTCAAAATAAGCTATAAGTAAACTCGTAGCAGCCGTGCCGGTATCTAAGTAAACAACAGCACCTCTTGCAGTTATTGTTGAAGATGACCACGTAACGTCAGCAGCATCAAATACTCCCTCATCATCTACGGTATCTTTTGTTACTGTCTTAGATGCCAATGTTGCTCCACCTGCTGTATATCCTGTACCTGTAACTTCGTTTGTTATATCTGCGAAATCTTCGTGTGTATCAATGTCCGGGGTGTAGGTACTTGTAACTAAAGCTACGTTTATATCAACTAAAGCATTATCCAAGTCATAATCACCTGCTAATATTCCTTGTTTGAATCTATTGTAAATTGCATTTGCCATTACTTCTCACCCCCATCCTTATTTGAACCTTTTACTTTTAATGTAGGAACTTCTACTATTACGTCTTTATTTTCCATAATTTGCCTTTCTAAGAATAACTTAATGTTAAATAATTATCCCAAATATTATCAAAATTAGCATCACCATCTGCCCAAGTAACTATTAAACCAGATGCTGTATTTAACTTCTTAATTCTCCACACGTTATTACTCGTAGCAGAACCTATCTGTGCCTTACCAACATATATAGTATCACCAGACTCTACCAATCGAATAGTATATTCACCCTCAATGGCTGATATAACACCTGATAGATCTGTTTTAGAAAATCCTGTACTAACCATGCACTACCTCCATATAAATATCTAAAAAATCCTGAAGGTGGTCTTTTAGGTTAAACTTTTCCTTAACTTCTTTACACGCTTGTTTTCCTATCTTTTTTCTTAAATCCCTATCCTCAATTAACATTGAGATGTATTTTTCCCACTCTTCCTCTGTTGAAGCTAAAAATCCATTCTTCCCATGATCCACTACATCAGAATAAAGCACGGGGGAACATACTGCAGGTGTTTCAAGTATCCCATACTCCATCCACTTGATAGGTGTTTTACATCTATTAAAGTAATCATCAACTAATGGTGCTATTCCTATATCAAAGTCAAGCGTCCTGTGTTTCATCGGCCAATAGTCTTCTCTTACACCTATCGCAAACTCGCGTCTGTGTCTCGGGAGTTCTTTAAAAACATCCTCTCCCCAACTTGCCTCTGTGTATATTTTATCACTACTCATACCTCCAAAGCCACAATAAACAAATTTCAACTGTGGATATTTGTCTAAAAGTCGCCCTATAACAGGTGTAATCATTCTCATATCTTCATAGTGTCCGCGCGAACCAAACCAACCAAGTCTTATCTCGTCTGTGGTTCGTTCTATATTTAATCTACCTTCGCCGTACCAATCATAGTTTATATAGTTAGGAACTACATATATCGGTTTATCGGTATGTTTGGCGTGGTTTTCTTTTAAGTGTTCGTTTGTAACCATTAAAGCATCTACAAGTTGGATTGTTTCTATAGTCTTTTCTCTGTGGTGTTCTCCTATGTGTTGAAGGTTTTTTCGTTCCTTTCCATAAGCATCTAACATTGCGTCATCTGACTCGTATATTACCTTTGCACCTTGAGCCTGACACTCTCTTACCATATCAGGGGAGGTAAGCATTTCCATTATTACAAGGTTAGTTCCTTGAGGAAGTCTACCGTTCCACTTAGTCCACTCTGTTACATATACTGCGTGGTCTTCTGTTTGAGTGTTTAACCAATCAGCAACACCATCTATTCTAAATGCGTGAGAAGCTGTTCCATTTGTAAAGAATACAGCGTTAATCTTTTTTGCCGTAGTATTCATATAACCCTTTCTGTGCATTAAGCACCTCTGATAAAAACATAAACTCTGTATCTGGGGACAGTTTTAATATCCTGTGCATTGTTTCCTCAAGCCCATTATCACATACATCTTGAATGTGTCCGTGAGCTATTATAGGTTCTTTAGCATCTGCGTTAGGTTCATCGTTAGATAAGTTCCAATTATAATAACCATCCTCTACTACCTTAAATCCTGCGTCTAATGCTGCTTGTTTTGCTTCCTTTGATAACTCCCACTGCGGTGCTTTGAATATTTTAGTAAAGTTTTTAATCCCAGCGTTTTGGAACATCTTTTGTCCTACTGTTAGTCTTTTTAAAGCACCCTCATAAGAAAGTTCTGCAAACTCTGATGGTGCGTGTGTTAGTCCATGCAGTGCAACCTCTATCCAATCGGCTTTGTTTACAGCCTCAACGAATGGTTTAAATTTATCAAGTGTTATAGGTGCGGAGTCTTGAATGTTCTTGCAATACCTAACCTCCCAAGGAACAGTGAATAAAGTCACCTTAAAGTTAGGGAAGTGGTCTGCCATTTCCTCTAAATACACAAGACCGTGGTTCACGGCAGAAAAATCATCCGGTCATATTCTATCGCAACTCTTAGGGGCTTATCCTTTTTCTTGCTTATAGACATAAAGGCACCACCTCCTTCCGATGTTCATTTAAATGACATGCCTGACACAGGACTTCTAAATTTTTTACTATATTATTCTTTTTATTTCTGTCTTTATGGTGTATCACAAGAGTAACCTCGTCTTTCCCCCTACCACACCTTTCACAAAAAGCATTGATAGTGGATTTATTACCTTCAAAAAACTTATTCTCTGACCATCTTCTTTTATATAGTCTTGTGCTTTTCTTCCTGTTGAACTTTGTCCAAATTTCTTTACGAGTCTTTTTATGTTCTTTTTCATATTCTCTACGACATTTCTCAGAACAGTAACTAATACTATAACTATCTCTATTGGCTTTCTTAACATCATACTCAGCTCTTTTAAAATCTTCCCCACAGTTTTTGCACTCGTATTTATAATATTTACCTCTGGGTCTTCCCATAAACATATTATACTACATCTGTCCAGAAAACCTATTTTCATTTAGTAACCTCCAAAAAATAATCACCGTTAGATAGCTTTGTAATATCTACATTCTCACCGAAAGCATCTACAAGCTCTTGGTATGTTACTACCTTAGCAGGTTCGCTCTCCCTTTCAAGTGTGGAAGGTGCTTCTATTATACCTATTCCGTCAGGTTTTAGTATTCTTAATATCTCTTTATAGGCATCGTTTCTATTTTCTAATATGTGTTCAACTACTGCGTAGCATATAACCATATCAAACGTATTGTCCTCAAAGTTTGTTTTTCTTATGTCTTGAACGTATGTCGGTAGAACGTTAGGATCAATGTCTAATGTTTCATACGTGGCGTTATCAAACATATAAGCATGACCGCCGGGCCAAACATCGCCGTGTATTCCTATGTCTAATACTCTTTTACCTTGTAAGTCTACCATCTTAGCAATTGCTTCAAGTCTTTGCCAACCCGGTCTTGACCTTGCGTTTGCAATCATATTTTCTTTTATTTCTGGTGTAATTTTTGACATATTAACCAATACTCAGGTACTCCTCTTAACTTAACTGCCTCGTATATAACCTCAGCCTTTCCTTCTAATTCCTTTTTAATCTTTTCAGGGTCATCTATCCATTGCGTATGTGAGGGATTGTATTCGGGATACTCACTTTCAATAGGAACAATTAAGTATAACTTGTCGTTTAAAGCGTCTAATATACTTGCGATAGCTTTTTTTAAATCATAACTATGCTCAAGTGAGTGTGCGCAGAATATCACATCCCACTTTCCTTCAACGTAGTGCATATCTTGATACATCACTTTTGCGTATTGCTCGGCAACCTTCAGCTTGTTTCTATCTATATCTCCACCAACTACTTTTGTATAAAGCATGTTCTCTTGAATATACTGAGTTCCCCAACCATCACCACACCCTAAATCAAGCAATGTCTTAGGCTTACCGACAGTTTCAAGCATCCAATCTATACCCTCTTTTAAGAGTCCTTGATATCCGGGGTAATCCCTCGTCCAAGCACTTCCATTAAGTTGTAATTCTAAGTATTCTTCGTTCATGCTACTTCGGTTTTTTCTTTTATACGCCTTTCAAAATAATCGGGGTACTTTTCTTTTTGTCCGCTTGTTCCATCTATATGCCACACTCTATGTAAAGGAATGTAACAAGGCATGTATCCTTTTTCTCTAAAGTTCTTACTTGCCTCACTATCTTGGTTTCCGTGTTTGAATTGGTCTGTCCATCTAAAATCGTCATAAGCCTTACTACTAACAAATGCACACAACCCCCCTACGTGTTTAGTGACTTCTATAGAATAAGGACCGATAGTTGAATATCCAAGCCTTATAGCACCACCGGGATTGTCAACAAGCCCTTCAGGATAGGGTGACATATAAAGCATGTGATTCCTTCGCCACAGGTCTACTAAAGACTCAAGCCAATGCTTTGTCATGAAAGCGCAGTCGTTATCTACCTTAATAATTACGTCATATCCAATTTTTTGTATCTTATCTAATAAATGGTTAGATGCTTTTGTTATACCTACGTTTGAGCCATTTAGATGAACGTATCTTGGTTTCACTTCGTCCATTAACCAATCCCCTGTTCCATCATCACTTCCCTGATCAAACACAAACCAATCAAACGGATACTTTGTGGAGTCTTTTAACGACTCGTACATTTGTTTAGTGTATTCAATTCTCCCATACGTTAGTGTAAATATAGCAACTCGTGGGTTTCTTTCGTGTGGGTTTTCACCCAAAAAGGGTCTAAAGATATAATCTCCAACAGGGTCAAATGGTGGTTTAAACATCATCATCTTATACATAGGGTCATACCACGACTCTACCTCGGTTCTTTTTGACTGTGTGTCGCCTTCGTGAATGTAATATTTAGTAGCAACAATAGGAACACGTTTAAATCTTGCACCCCACTTCATTGCTCTTATACAAAAGTTCCAATCAGTAAATCGTTTAACGCTCTCGTCCCAACCACCTATATTGAAAGCCACTTCCTTCTTGTGCATTATCTCTGATGTATCTATGAAATTTCTATTAAGTAGAAACTGTCCGTCAAAATCCACTGCTATTGCCTGTGATAACTCGCCGTCAGGTTGAACAGTCATCATATCACAGTATGATACGTCTGCTTTATCTTTTTCTAATACATCTAAAAGTATCTCTAAATGATATGGGTAATATTCGTTATCATCGTCTAAATAGGCTATATACTTGCCTTTTGCTTCTTTTAAGGCTAAATTGAACGGTCTACAATGCGTTTTAGCGGGGTTATCTTCATTTTTGATATATCGTATCCTCTTATCTTTGAACCCCTTTATCACTTTTTCGGTGTCGTCTGTGCAGTTATCTGCAACTATTATGTATTCAAAATCATCTTCCGTTTGAGCCAACACTGATTTAATAGCTCTCGGTAATAGGTCCGCCCTATTATGCGTGGCCGTGATAACGGAAATCTTAGGTGCTTGGTCCATATTGATCCCTTCCCGCTATACCCGATATCTCACTATCAGGATAGTCAATTCCATACACTAACATTGTTCTTTGTTTGTGATTAGTTACCCATCCGTAGTTACGCAGTAAATTAACAACTGTTTTTCTACCGCGCTTTCTTATAGGGCCTTGGACGTACTTCATTGGGTCATCGGGGTCACGTAGCATAAACCTATACCCATTTAAATGTAGTTCCCCTTTTGAAAATCTACCAATATACCCCCCTTTACCGGATATGCCTTTAAAAATTCCCTCCACATCCACAACACCTCTGTGTCGGATTGTGAGTTTAGGATTTATCTTTTTTAGCAGTTTTTGAAATCGTGCTATGGTCATAATATGCCATTATGTCGTCCTGTGCGACTACCACCCAACCATCTTTTTGAATCTCTGAGAATGTTTTTTTACCCGAAATAATATCTCTAACATCAAATACATTTGCTGCGGAATACTCGGAATAAAACACTCCCTGTCCTTTTTCAAACTTAGTGTCTCCCTGATGAACTATCTCACCATAGAATAGGTTCTCTCCTGCTTTAAGTTGTCCTGCGATGATGATTCCTGAAGATGTTAGTTCTTCAATGTGTATGGGTTTAATTATTACACGATCTGTGTTTGGTATTACCATGGTTAATATTTTATCACATAAGCCCACCCTGTAAAGAGCGGGCTTATTGAACTGCGACTACTGTGTAGCGCCTGTTTCGATTCTTGCACAGAAAGAGTCATTTAAGACTTTAACTGCGAAAGATGCCTTCCATCCTATGTCGCTGTATAGTCTAAGCGCACTTCTTGGTGAAGGACTATCAACGTAGGTTACCAAATTTTGCAATTTAGAAACACCGAAGAAGTCTTTACCCATGATATGTGTCTGATAGACGTTAGCAGATACGCAACCTGCATAAGTAAGTACAGGGGCTTTTTGAGTCATTACGAAACGAGTTCCGAATATCTCTCCAGCTTCCCCATTGTAGACAGCATCTATTCCCTTCTCAGTGTAAATGTGAGCATTTACCCAATTAGAGTCACCCTGTAGGTCATAAATAACGTCAGGATGTGCTGTACCAACAAATTTTCCTTTAGTATGTGGTTGGGCTGCGAAGTTGTTCAAGGTTCTTAATGCTTTTCTAACATCAGATACCTGAATAGCGTTTGCAGCAACAAGTGAATTTCTTGCAACTATTGAACCTTGTAGTTGCTGAGTACCTCCTGCAGTTAATGTGTTAGCGATGACTGTGTCTATTGATAGAGCAGCCTCATAAGCTAATACATCAATAACTTCTTTAATCAAGGTATCTATAGCGGTCAATTCAAGTAGGTCAGAAACCTGCTCAAAGTTACCGTATTGAGCTACGGTTGCAGAAATTAAGGTTGCAGAAAGTCCTGCGGGTGTAGGATCAAATGATTCAGATAGTGCTGTTTTAGCGGTTGGGTTTGTTAACCTGTTCCATACGACAGTCTTACCTTCATTAGCGGGGACTCTCCCTGCTGTTCCTAAACCCTCAAATACGAAGTTCTCTTCTGCTCTCATAAGGAAACGCTTCTCATAGTAAGCAGCTACCGGTTGAGGCATTTGAGTTGTATGTGTTCTTGCCATTTTAAGTTTTCACCCCCATTCAAATAAAAGACTTTTTACAAGCCTCTTTATTATCTGGAGAATTCTGACTCTAATGACTCAAGCTCATCTATGTTTTTGACTGAACGTAGTTTCTTTTCTAAAGAAGGGTTTTCGCTTACGCTTTCACCCGACGGTCTAAATGCTTGTTCGCCCTCTTGTTTGTTAACAGTAGACCTAACTTCATCCGCACCTTCGGAACGACCCCTCTCTTTAATAGACATCCAATCGTCTACAAAAGCGTCAAAGCGGTAATATTTACCTTTCTTCCTGTATTCTTCAAATATGGGTTTATAGTAAGTAGCTACTTTTTCAGCTAAGTTGTTGTCGTACTTAGGTCCTGATTCAATATCATTGAGTTCAGGATAAGATGAACGTACTTTTTCAAGGTCAGACTTAAAGGCTTCGTAAATTGCTTTCTCCCGCCTCGTGTTTTCTCTTGTGTTTAATACTTGTTCAACAACATCCTTTGCTGCTAATGCAACGTGCTTCTTATATTCGTTAGGATTGATTGCTGGTTGTCCATTACTCCACGGTAAATTAGAGGGAGCAATAACACTATCGTCAATCTCAACATCTCCCATGGGGAAATCTTCCCCTAAGTTAATAACAGGTTCTTCCTTTTTAGGTTCAACCTTCTTTGACTCAAGCTCTTTTAGTCTTTGAGCCATATCTCTAAAGCGTTTTTGTGCTTTCTCAGATAATGAAGAGATCTCATTTTCGGTTAAATCTTCTGAAGGGTCATTGGCATCTCCTTCTTCTGACTTTTCCTCAATGTCCTTTTCTTCTGAAGTTGGCGAATCTTCGTCAGAGGCTTGTCCCTCTGACTGCTCTGAAGTTTCTTCCTCAGTGGAGTTTGCCAATTCTTCCTCCATCTTAGAAAGTTCCTCCTCGGCATTTACTGCCTTTTTTTGTTTTGGCATACTAAACCTTTCTACAACCCACGTTAATGGTCAGGGTGCTACCATAATTTAGTATATGGTTTATTCTATCACACTGTGTTTTCTTTTGACAAGGTTACCTTCAACTATATCAAACTTCTCAAAGTCAACAGGAACTGTATGTTGATACTTGCAGGAGGTACAAACCGCATAGGGTCCTTGCCATACAAGGTAGTGTTCTTTTTCAGGTTTAACCTCCGGCACGTCAAATACGTTTATTTCATTATCTCCCCAAAATTCTTTATCGTTACTTGATGGTAGACTCATTCTCTATTCCCTTAATTTTCGCAACATTCTCTACCCTTGATATTATTTGGTCTGCAAACCTATTAACAAGATCAAGAGCCATAAACCTAAAACCTATCTCCTCTAAAGAAGCAGTAGTGTCCGCCTTCTTTCTTAGCTCTGAAGCAAGTGTTGACCTTTTAGTATTGATGTATCCTTTTAGATACTCCCACGCATCTGATTGAGATAGGCTTAAAAGCACATTATCTAAATCATCGCCGGGTTCAATTACTTCCTTGTGGTCATCTAATACACCGTGCATCCATTCAGGCATTGGCTTAATAGCTTCATTGTGCATAAGGTACACCTCCCATTCCTCCTAAAACTTCTTGAATCATTCCTTGTATCTGTGGGTCTGCTATATCCTCCGGCATTTGTTGTGGCATCTGAGGGGGCATCTCTTGTGACATTTCGTCTGGTATAGACTCCAACGATTCTGCTTCGGGTTCTTTGTCTACTATTATGTTGTCCCAATCTCTCACGTTATATTTTAACCATCTCTCAAATAACTCACCGATTCTTAGTTCCTTTCCTTCCATTGCTAATGATTCTAATACTTGAGGGCTTTCAAGGACTGATTTTAATACCGCTGTTATTTTGTTCTGCTCTTCTTCAGGGTCTACCTGATAAGTTGATCCGGGTTCTAATACAAAGTCGTACTTGGTATCAAGCGAACCTTTCTTAATAGCAACTTGCCCTCTTTTACCTGAGTCAAACATCTCCACCACATCGGGGTATGTTTTTTCAATATCCTCTATCTCATCGCTGAATAATCTTATCTTGACGTTTTTTTCTTGCTTGGATGCTATTAAGGCAATCCATCTCTCGTATAGACTTTGAATGGTTTCGTCCATCATGAATAAGTCCCATTCGTCCCTTGCCTTTTGATTGAACAACCTGTTCTCAATAGCACGTGGTGTTTTACCTAAGCTAAAGTCACTCTTTTGTGAAGTCATAACCTCTGTACTTCCCGCCTGATTAACAAGTGCGTTTGACAAGAAACTATAAGTAGATTGGAACGTATCTAACCCTCTTGGGTTTACGTTCATAGGTTGAATATCTACGTTAGGGTTATCCATAAACCAAAACTCTCCCGCACCCCATTTAATTGATGATTTGACTACGTTGTCGGGATTAACGTGTAATGGGGGAAATATACTAAACTTCACGCCTTCCATGTACATGTTTATCAAACTGTTTATTGCGTACTGTAATGATTTACCTCTTGCAAACTCACCCAATCCAATAGGACTGTTCATTAAAGGTAGTGCGTCTTTTGATATCACGGGTAGCATGTAGTCAGGATATGGGTCATCTACTACTCTTAATACGTAAGGTCTTGATGTTTTAGAGTCTGCTCTCATAGGTGTCCATGTTATCCACTTATCCCTTCGGTATTCGTGAACTATCTCTACTTTAGGAAACGATGCGTCCGATACTACGTCAGGAAATAGTGTTCTGTCTATAAAGGATGACTTATCCTGATCTACGTTTTCAAGGTCGCCACCTTTTTCTTCCAATTCTTTTATGAGGTCGTCTACATTCCATACATCTGGTGCTTCTTCTGCTCTTTTTTTAAGCCACGATACTGAAACCATATCTCTTGCTTGAAACCAATCGGCATCATCTAACGAACATCCGGGTTGTGGGAATGAGTTTCTTATAGGAAGTAAATTAAGTTCTGGCCCAATGTAACCTTTTTTCTTATCCACTCTCCAGGGAACTATTGCGAACATTGTTCCATATACCAGCGAATATAAATCCATCATTCTTAGTTTGGTTACAAACCTTCGCTGTTCGTTTGCTTTCTTACTGTAATAATCTAAAAACAAGTTCATCAAAAGTGTCTTGCCTATATCGTCCTTAGACGTAGCATAAGCCTTTCCTTTTGGTGATTGCCCCATTACTCTTGCAGAGCGTTCGTACACTGTTGTTGAGAGTTTGGGGTCAAATATTTTGCCTTTACCTAACGCCTCTTTGTTTACCCCTATAAGCATTGCCTCAAGTTCGTCCCACTCCTCTCTCCTATCACCAAGCCATGTCTTTGAGTCGGTGTAGTGTTGCTGAACGTCATCAAGGAGGGATTCTTTAAATTTTTCTTTTGCCATAAGTCCTCCTAAATAAATTTATTTATATACTATTCTATCACTTTTTGACACTACCATGTCGGTTACCTGTCCTTTGTGAATACGAATATCAAACCTAACTATCCCCGCGTCAATGTTTCCGAGCCTGTCTAATATGTCTACGACAACCTTTGAGTTCTCCTCTAATATCCTTCGTGCCATAGTACCCATTAGGTCGGGGTGTTCTTTTAGTATCTTTTCTAAATGTTCTTCGGCAGTTTTTTTATTCATAGTGTTTCTAAAATATCTTGGCGGGGAAATCCCTTCATCAAATCGGTATAGTGTTCCCTACCCATACTTCTACTTATTGAACTACTCATCCCATAACGTATCGCATCCATCAAGTGGTCATTAAGCTTAGTAGGTTCGTTTATTATTATACCCGACCTATCTGTTTGCCATAAATAATTACGATATTCCTTCAGTAAGTTGGTGCTTCGTTTGGTGACTGATATCCTCTGGTCCTGTATGTACTGAATACCTTGTAAGACACTTCCCTGTCCTTTAACAGCACCTATTATATTAACACCATACCCCCTTATCTCGTCTATGCTCTTAGGTTCTGCGGAGTCTGCTACAACGAGTGTTCTTGGTAAGCTATTTAATATATCTGCTATCTGTCTGTTAGTTTGACCGTACTCGTAGGTAACCTCGTCAAACACATACCCCCCGTTATAATAATATATCGCTACTATTGCTGTGGGGTCGTTTGTGTACCCGAAATCAAGCCCATATCGTTCAAGTCTTGCCTCGTGTGGTATTTCGTCAAGCTGTTCCCAATCTGTATAGATTCTTCCCTTAGCCTCACCTAAAAGTCCCAACCCATATACACGCCACCAATTCTCGTTATGCTTACGCGATTCTATTGCATCTTTTACTCTTGGATCTAATGCCTCGTTATCCTGATAAGTTAGTGTCACAAAATCTACGTCCTGATTAGGTACTACCTCTGTGTACCACCAGAACTCTGATACCGGATTCCAGTCTAACCATATTATCTTGTTAGTACGTACCTCAAGCTGTGTATATACATCGTATGAGATGTTGTTCGCCTCGTTTATGAATAATATGTCCCTTCTTGGTCCTCTTACCTTTCCGGGTTGGTCTGCACTAAAAAACTCAACCTTTGAACCTGTGGGAAATGTATATATGTAGTCGGTCTTGTTCCAACTTTTAGGATTAAAGTATCCGTGTTCTTCCATTATTGTTAGAAAGTCCCTTATTGCACCTCTTTTTAAATGTGGGAATGTTTCTGATACTACGGATATGGTTTCGTTCTTCTGTGTCTGTGCGCGTTGAATAATCCACAACAGAATAGATATTGTCTTTGAGGCACTTGTTCCACCGGATACACCACGTATCCTTTTTTTTAACTCAAGTAGTTTTTTTGTTCCTGTTGTTTTTATAAAACTCATTCAGCTTTATCTTCTCCAAGTATGGGAACGATGTTTATCTGCATGGCGTGTGTTGGTCCTTCTTGTGGATAATCACCAACCTTTTTAGTCATTAGTTCTAAATGGTTGTAGTTACCCTTCTCAGCATATTTCAAAGTTATCTGGTCAAGTTTCGGGATTATTCTTCTACGTTTCTTTGTATATTGCTCATAAAACCAATCCTCAAACCCCTCTACCTTTAACCACTTATACCAATTAGTTCTGTCGAGTCCACACTCTGCTGAAACTTTGGCGGGGGAATCTGTTAAAAGCCTTACCGCAGCGTCAAGATATTCAATCATTCCTGCAGTAGGCTTAAAAATAACGACTTCTGTAGAATTTTGACGATTATCAATCTCCTTAGTCATCTGATAAATTCTTTAAGTTGCTACTATGTATTCCGTTGGGACTTCTTCCACCTAAAAATGATACTGATCCTTTTGCTTCTGCCTTACCATTACATAGGGGACATTTGATAGTTTCTTTTTCCGCCGTTTTTTTAAAATATTCTTTACAGTTTAAGCAGTAGAATATGTATTTCATAATTACCAAAAAATAATATCTATACCTTTGTTCTTTCTATTATACACTACTGCACATTTATGAGAACAGAACTGTTGCTTCCGGTTTTTGGGTTGAAACTCTTTTCCACATTGCTTACATTTCTTTTTTTCAAACGCCATACTTACCTTTCTCCTTATGGACTTTCTTCATGTTTTTTCTGGCTTCTTTAGTCATTGGTCGTGGTAAGTTATTAGGAGTTAGCAGTTCAATTATTTTCCACCACAACTCTTTGTACCATTTATCTTTAATCCTCATCTTTTGAACCCCCCTTTAATATATTTCCTTTTTTCATTTTATTCCTTTATATATCTCATATTACTTTAATTTTCTACAATTATATTTTTGATTTGGGAGTAGTTACACAATCCCCAACCGAATCCCCTAACCCCCTCGTATTCAATAGTAACCAACTTTCTACTTTTACTTAAATCTCTTGCTTGTTCTGCTAACTCTTTATCATATTCATGTATACAATATATATCCTCTTGTGAACTTGAATTGTCTGTCTTAAAGTATATTTCATAATTTTTTACAAAGAATCCCCGCTGGTCTACCGCAGTAACATATCCAGTATGAGTACTTGGTCTTAATCCACTCAATCGAACAGAGCCTAATACAAAAATTAGACCTATCCCGAACATTAGTAAAAGTGTTCCTACAAGTATATAACCTATTACTTCTTTTATTTTATTCATTTAGTTCCTTTCTTTGTAGGTGCTAACTTATTAAACTCTTGCCAATATCTTAGTAAAATCATTGCGTGTCTATTACAACAATCACACTTCATATCAAAATCATCAAAATTTCTCTGTAAACTCTCTATTAACTCCCTTTTTATATTATTAGAGTAATAAGGTTCTTTACTTTCTCTTATTATTGTTCTTACTTTTTTCATCTTGTCCTTTCTGTAAGTAGGTTTCTGCAAGTTTTCTTGCCTCTGCTCGTAGTAAGGAGTTAGCGACAACTGGTTGTACATCGCTTGATATTTTAACAAATGTAGGTAACCACTCAATAAACCCTTTAACAGCTTCTTCTCTTACCTCATCATATCCCTCTTGTATAGTTTCAACACCATCTTTTACACCCAAAAGATAACTTTTCTCTTTTTCTTGTTGTATTTTAGTTTCAACCCATTCCCACAAGTCATCTTTATTAACAGAGGAATCGCACTCATAACAATTCATCTTAAAACCACTTGGTTTATCGCCAAAACAATGATTTATTTTTATATCAAACTCTTTTTTTATTTCCTCTATTTTATCTTTCATATATTCCTTTCTGTATGTTCACGGATAATATACATTTTTGTCTATTATCTTGTATCATACGATTCCATAAACCCTGTCTTTTTCGTGGTTTTTAACCCCGATGTTAGTTTCTCTTTAACTTCCAGTACAATTCTGTACAGGTAGGTTTTCTACCACTTTGGTTCATTGTAAGAACCTGATGGCGCTACCCTCAGTGCTTTAGACACCAAGGGGGCGTAAATCCTAAAGGGTGTGGGCGTGAAAAAACCTGCCCATGAGTAGATAAACACCCACACCTTCTAAGACTCAAGTTGCATTTTCAACTTCTCGTATATGTCTTGCATTTCTTCTAAAGTCACGGGGGTAGTTTCGTAGGATAGCCGATCTATCTCATCCATTGTTCCTTCCCCTAAGTATTCGTCTACCCACTTCCCGAAGGCTCGAGGGTGTTGGTGTGACCAGAAGTGGCATCCGGAACAAAGACAGATGGCATTGAGTTGGTTCCACCTTGTATGTAGGAATCTTCGGGAGTTAATGTGAGCGCATTGTAGATATTGTTTAGAACCGCAACGCTCACACTCCCCCACCTGTCGTACTACTTGGCTGAATATTTTATCCAGCTTTGCTTTCATCGTTTTTTTACTTGGTTTTCTTGGCATGTGTTATTAGTTTCTTAACCGCTTCTTCTAATACACCTATCTTACCTTCTAACTCAAACATTCTTTGGTCTAATAGGTCGGTCTTTGAGGGGATATCAAAGTTTAAGTATTCGCCGTTTTGCTCTACACTTATCGTGACCGTGTCCCCTTCCTTCCAACCGTCTACTGTGGCGAGTTTCTTTTCACCCCATTCTTTATCAAGATACATTGATAACTTAGAATCCCCGGTATCAAGTATAACCATATTGTAAGGTCTACCTTTCTTGCTTACGCCTGACCTTATTTCAAGTTCTTTTATTTTAACGTTTTCTATCATAGTAACCTTTCAGAAATTGGTACTCCGGCTTTTTTTAGAAGTTCTTCGTTTAGACTTTCCCATATAAACTTACAGGCTAAAAACCCTTGAAACTTATCCTTGGCTTTTTCGTACTTATATTTTCCGTCATCTTGCAATAAAAGTATAGCGGTATCCTCAACTTCTATGCCGTCTTCTGATAAGGCTTGTTTATAAGCACTAACCTGAAGGTGTGCTTCCGGGTAGATATCCTTACCTGTCTTTACATCTATAATGGTAAGTTTTCCTTTTATCTTTACTAATAAATCAAGTGTTCCTGCGTATCTGTATTTTTCTGAATAGACCGTTTTTTCGTTCTCTACTACTTCAATGTCGTATTCGTTCACAAAGTCTTGGAATGCCTTAGCGTATTCCTGAAAAGGTCCTTCCTGTCCTACCACATCGCCTATATTTTTATATGCCTCAACGATGTCGTGTACGGCTGTTCCACGATCCTTTGCACTTTCGGATACCTTGTAAGGATAAGCGAGTGCTTCTTGTTCACTTAACTCGGGGTTTAATGCCGTTGCTTCGTAGACTTGTTTACCGTACCAATATCTCAACGCCGGTTTATCTATAACCTTTAAAATCTGAGTGACTGACGGATAGTACTTTTCATCTTTGATGTACATTCCTGCTCTTTTTTTTAGTTTTTCATTCATAATATTAACCACCTTAAACCGAACCTAAGTATTGAAAGCGATATCCACGCACCTACTATAAACATTAGGCAACTGCATCCGAATTCAATTATTTCGTCCATAGTGTTCCTTTCGTAAATAAATATTTGTGGTAGCCGACTGGGAGTGACTACCACATCCCAGCCGACTTTTATGGTTACTCTAAACAGCTAACATATAGTCCGCTTTTATAGACTGACCACGCCTCCCAACTTCCTATTCCATCTCCCTCTACTCCATTTCCCCTGTCCCAAATCCAATATGCTACTTCCAAGTTCTTGTCTACGTTGAACATGTCTATTGCGGTGTACCCGAACTTCTCATAAATAGCTTTCTTCCAAGTAGCCCAATTTATCTGTGCGATTCCTATATCACCTGTTTTAGATATAGCTTCCGGGTCTAAACCTGACTCACAACTAAATATCGCTATAGCAATCATTGAGGTCTTGTAGTCCCCCCACATTTGGACTATCTTCTGCTCGGTTGAAGTTAGATCCTCATATGGAGTTCCTACTACTACTATTTCCTTTACAGGTTCAGGTGCTTCTATTTCCTCAATCCTGTAAGGTAATTGGAATTGTAATGTTTGTTTAACTATATTTTGTTTAATTATTTGATGTCCGGCACCCCAATCCGCTACTTTTTTTATAGCCGTTGCTACACCAACTATTAAGACTATTAAGATAATTGCTACGAATACTGTCATTATTCCGTAATCGTTTTGTTTCTTCTTTGTTTTTTTAATAGGTATTATTTCCATGAGTAAAATTCACCTCCTTCATCGTAATCCCCGAACATATCCTTTATATCGTCCATGTCTGTTCTTTCTTCCGGGTCAAGGTCGTTTCTTACGTGGTCGCATTGCATACACTCACCAACGGAGTTCGTGAATTCGTATTCACTTCTTTTTGTGATTTTTTTTCCACAAGTAGGACACTTGTGTTCGTGGAGTAAAAATTTATTAAACTCTTCTTGTTGCTTGATGGTCTCAAGCGTTTCTTGACAAGCAGTAATTGCTTGGTCTATTAGGCTTTGTGTCATGGGCTTTGCCTTTCTTAATTATCTACTGTATCCAATTTACCATTATTTATAAACTTTGTCAAGTGTTCTTTAATATCTTTGTACATATCTTCTGATATCACAACTTGGTTATTCCTAACACGACATAGGTACGCCGGGGACTTATCCATAAATCGTGCAAATTCCATTAAAGGAACTTTCTCAAAGTCGGCGTCGTTTATTTCTATTAAGTTATTTATTCGGACTTTCATATATTTCCCTCCTCTCAAGGCGGACAGACTCAAAACCTTTTAGCTTCTCATAGTAATTAGTAGTGTCGTTTCTCATTATCACCTTGGTCAGGTTTTCCAACCTTGTGATCCTATCTTCGTATTCCCTTATATAAGATAAAAATATCAATAAAGTAGCTAACATAATTGTAGCGAACATTAGGTCTTTAAATTGTCTTTTTATTTCTTCATTCATCTTGTTCAAAATTGTAGTCTTCAATTTCCTGCTTAAACCTATTTACATTTACCATTCCTAATATATGTGAGTCGGTCGGTACAAAGTAGTTCCAATAACCGTTGTTTGCCTTTATATAGTAAAAAAAGAACACGGCTTTCTTCCCGGTGTTTTTCTTATAGTAGGCAAGTGCTGTGTTCTCACTTAGTATTTTTACCTTTTCAATTTCAAAAGTTTCATTCGTAAAGTTATACTCACGGTCAGGGTTTGAGAATCGTTGACCGACTTCTTTAACTTTTAGTTTTAGTTTGTCTGCTACATCTTTTTTCATTTAAATTGGTGTCCGCATTTTGGACAAGTAATTAACTTCTTTTTCTTTCTTTCCCTTTTAACATCAGGAAGGTAATCGTTTACAACCTTGTGCCAACTAATAGCCTTACCTTCCGGGAGTTTATTCATATCAGGGAATTTTTCGTAAAATCTAACAGATCTTGAAATAGTCATTTCCGATACTCCTGAATCTTCTGCTATCTGTTCGTAATTATCACGCTGTGATTCAACTATAAATCTTCCCACCTCGTGATAGGTTTCAAGTAAAGACCAACGAGAATTAAACTCGCCCTCAACGATGATGGCTTTTAACTCTTCTATAAATTCGGTGTATTCTTCGTTCCTTGCCAAATTACTCACTTAATAAAACCCTTTCTAAATAGTCAATAATATAATCTACAGACAGCTTTTTATCAGGATAATTCTTATAATCTTTTAAAATTGCGAGTATTATTTTTAATGCGGTTATGTCTATTTTCATCTCTACCCTACCCTACTCCACCGCTGTTTTTTGTTGTTGTTATCGGTGGGGTAGTGGTATTATATCTACTTTACAGGAAATGTCAATGGTACAGAACCATCAAAGATACCACCGGGATTATCCAAATCATACACCGCCAATTTTTTTACAACGGTTTCAGATCCTTCATCCCTTAAAGCAAGATGGTCTTTGTAGTAATTCCTAAACATCTTACCTAATTCCGTAGGTGGTACTTTACCTAAGTTTCTTTTAATTTCTTTTAAGTGTTCTTGAGCAGTCATACTTATCCACAAAAGTTATCCACAATTTCGGGGCGGTCTATTTACTTTAAATACAATATCCCTATAAAAGTTATCCACAATGATATTGATCCCCTACTTATAAACACCCCTATTAAAACCTACTAATATATAAATATATCTTTATATAATAGATACATTTAAAAATGTAAATTTTAATAAACATTTACGGTTGTGTGTTTACTCTCACGCCGTAAACTCGGAACAAGCACTTAACCTGTCTGCTTGTAGGAAGCTTTACTTACTTTTCAAGCTATACGCCTCACAGGTGTACCTCCGATCATCTAATAAAGATGTCTTGCTTGTAATACTTACGTGCTTTCTTTATTAGACTTCTTTGTTCGTCACTTAGAATATATTTTCGGCGTTTTCGTTTACTAAACCTTTTTCTTTCCAGCCTTGCCTGTCATTTTAGTTCTTTTCTTTTTTCTTCTGATTCTTTTAAATACTCTTCGTTCATAACAAAAAGGACTCCTCGAGCCGAAGCTCAAAGAGTCCTTATTGCTTATCACTCGTGTTGACATGTGTGATAAACCTGTTGTATAATTTGAATAATTTATTCATAAGTAAATTAAATAATATACCTCCTCGTGAGGTATGTCAAGAACCTCTCAATCAAATGAGGGGTTTTCTTGTTATATGGGAAAAAAACACCGACCAGACGAGTCCGATCGGGGGCAGTACAAATTTTAATAGGTAAGCGTACATTTATGCCTTAGCAGTGTTTAGCTTTTACCATCTGTACACACCAGATAAATTTTATCAAAAAAATTAGGGGAATCAATATATAAAATATCAATTCCCCTTGGGAGTCCGGTACTAAGTTGAACAATGAATGTCCCAATGCTTTCCACCCAAATAAACATTTGCAACTCCGATTCGTGTCGGATTGTAATTCTTCATTTGAGCATAGCTACCTTCATAGGCAAGAAAACCACCAGTTAAAACGGTGTATTGTTTTCTAACCTTGACTGTTTTGGCTCTGCGGTCATAGTATCGTTTATCTTCGGAGTCAACCATCAATGCATGAGTGTGTCCATAAAGATAGAGGTCTGCTTCTGTGTGTGTTGCTGTTCTTTTTGCACCCTGCATTTTAGTATGGTTATATCTACCACCTGTAGAACCATGCTGTGCGTGACATACATAGCTCTGATTACCTACTCTAAAGTAGATAAAGGAAGCATAACCACCATAAGGTATATCAAGGTATCTTGCTAACACACTTGATGGGTCAATCCCTGTATCTTTCCACACTCTCAACTCATGATTCCCTGTGAGAAGAACCAAAATTTGCTCTCTTAATGGGTAGAGCAGGTCTGCTAAAGTATCCAACTGTTCCTGTGGTGATTGTGTTTGTTCAACCCAACCTGAACCAACAGAACTTTTATTGGCAGACTCTAACAAATCTCCCATCAAGACAATCTTGTAATCCGGATTCTCTTTCAGGAACTTAATGGTATCGTGAAACTTTTTGACATCACATGTAGGAGCACCTAAATGAACATCACCTAAAGGCACTACCCACAACTTGTCTGCATCAACTTCACAGCGTACAGACTTTACTTGGCGTTTGTTGGCTTTGCCTTCAAACTGTTCTAACAAGGTCATATCATTGTCAATGTCCATATCACTCTCCTCATAACATGATTCATCAATCATAGGCAGTTTACCCCTCAAACTTATTTACGCTCCTTTCCATCTCTCCTAATTCTCCTCATCATCCTTTTCTGCATCCAATTCTTCGGTGCATTTCTCAAAGAGTTTTTCTTCAAGGTCCTCAATGAGGGTTTGAACATTTTTTCCTTCTTGCTGAAGGCGGTACAATTTGAACAACTCATTTAGAATCTCCTGTCTGTTCATTGCACTCTCCTATTTCTGACTCAACGATTTGATATAGGTAAAAGTAAGGTAGATATTTCTTCAACCACTCACTTCGTTCCCACTCAGCTACCCTCTTATTAGGATAACCACTTCCGATAAACGTCATTGTTTCGTTTCTGCTTTTGTACAGAAAGACAATCTTGTAGTACCACATACCACTCTCCTTTATATGTTTTTTGGCTCATTTTGCCATTCTAAGCGATTATTTTTCGCTTTCTTTAGCCCTATCCATTCTTGGCTTTATATTCTTTAAAAAGACTAATAAAACATTAATAACAAAAGACAAAGGCATACTTTGAATATCAAGGTTTCCAAGTATTACAATTATCTCTGCTATTGCGTAAGATACTGCTATATATAATGCTACCTTTATCTCTGAAGGTAGTCTTTCCCATATTGATTTAATTTTATCCAAACTAAACACCTCCTTTAGAAAATAACCTATTAAATAATTCACTTACTAAATCTTGCCAACTATACTCAGATATAGGGTTTTGAGATGCAATCTTGTCTTCTAAGTCTGATATAGTAACCTTTAGCTTCGGAATGACTATTTCATAACCTTTAACGGCATCAAGCAGTCCATCCCTCTCTCTGCTAACATCTGAGAATTGTCCTTGTAGTGACTGGATTTCGGCATATTGTGAGGCGTTGGCGTGGCTAAGGGATTCTACTTCTTTTAAGATTTTGGCTATTTCTTCAGCTTGGCTTTTAACCACCTCTCTAAGTTCACGAGCTTCTTTTTTATACTTTTCTTTTTCGCCTTTTTCATATTCATATTCTCCTACAAGTTTAACCCAATCGTTTATTAGTTCTTCATAAGTCCAATACTTATTATATCTGTCTATCTCTTTTAGTTTGAATTTTTCTTCTATATCGGAAGGAATATCTATATCCATATTATCTCCTTTCGCTAAATTTATAATTTTATCTATATCTAAAGTTCCAGGACAAGCTGTCGCTTTTACTTGGTTGTGTCCAATTATATGTTCTCTATCTAAGGGTATTGAATGTCGTTTACAGATATCTGCAACAAGTTGTCCTGAAGTTTGATAAGTCTTTTCTGAAGCGTTTTTAGTAGTAGTAGCATCATGCTCTATACCTATGGATTCTTGATTAACTTCGTAGTTTCCAGCGTGATAGGCAACGTGTTCCTCTTTTACCCATTGAAATACAGTATCGTCTGAAATACCATAGTGAGCAGAAACACCGCTTGAAGCACTTTGAAAACGATTATTAGCAGAATTAAGGTCACCAACACCAAACCAATGAATAACAATTTTCGTAATCGGCTTTCTATTTTTGTCATAGTTAGGCGAACCCTTCCATTGTATACTCATTTTTGTTTTCTAATATCTATATGTGTAAGATAAATAAACCAAGATGTTACAAGAAAAAATGCGTTAACAAATAATCTTGAATAAGGCGACATTTGATGTGCAGCTAACCCATTACCAACTAATGCTATTAGTGATAGTGTTGCGTTTACTATCGCACTAAGTGAAATACCTGCAAAAAGCACAGTTAATGCTTTGTTTACCTTTCTTTGTTTAACCGGTATAACTCTTTTCTCTTTTGCCACTATCATTAGTAAGACTATTGATGGGGGTACGGAGATTAAAGCTACAATTGTATTTATAATTTGTATAATTTCTCTCATAAGTTATTCTCTCACTTTCTTAAACTTTCGTAAATATAGTTCGTTAAAGTTTCGGTTGCTTTTGTGTTTTGTTTTATTGAATCTCTAAGCTCTGACTGTACTCTTGTGTTTTGAACGACGATATCCATTATCTTTCCGTTTAACTCGTGTATCTTATCGTCCTTTTCTTTGATGATTTCCTTCCTATCTTTCCAAACAACAAATAGAAAATACATCAACATTGCGATGCTTCCTAAGTCTATTAAAGGTTTTATTACATCAAGGTTTTCCATATTTACTATGCTATGCTGTAACTACCGTTAGCATTGAATTGTCTCCCAGTCCCCAAACCAAAGTTAGCATTGTCGTACCTATAGAACGGAATAATGTTTGAACCATTAATTCCTATATCATTTCTTGCTATCATATAAGAGCTACCACCATCTAAAAACCAACAACTAAAAGAACAATATCTTGAATTAACCCCATTACTAAATGGCGATGTAATTCTTACATTATTAGAAGCAGTCCCACCTGTAGTTCCTGTTACCATAGCTCTAATAAAAATATTATCTCCAACTATCTTATAAGATGTCATACCCGTGGTTACAGACGTATAAGTCATAGAGCCACCTGCTGAATATGTTGGTTGCCATGTTAAGTTTCTTGTCTCAAATATTGGTCTTTGAATAAGGTTAATTGAAGTAAATGTAGGAACACTCCAAGTGTACCCCGCACCTGCTGAAAGAGTTGCGGCAAACCTTCCTATAACTGTGTAGTCATCACCACTTGCCGCGTTTGTTATTGTTGAAATAGCACAATACTTCTCGTTTGTTGTAGTTGCTGAAAACTGCGAATAGTCCGTTGCATAAGGTATTCTTGAAAAACCTAAAACGACCCCGTCTGTTGCGTTGTATCCTAAGTAAGTGAAGTAGTCTATTTCTTTAGTTGCTAACTCGTCAGAACCAGCGTTAAACAAGTTAGTTCCTGCGTTTGTCGTGACTGAAAGAGCCGAAGTTATTGAATGAACGGTATCTCCTATACGGACATATATAGGGTTAGTTGCTGACGGGTCGTTACCATCTAAACCTTTTAATGCTACTGTTAGGTTGTCTGAAGTTACACTCGGAACTATCTTTCCGTTTATTAAATATCCTTCAGGCGAGTTAAAACTTATTAAGTTAGTTGTGCCTATCGTTTTATTAGTTAGAGTTTGAGCAGTAGTTAAATCTACTACTTTTGTTGTGTCGTGTGTTCCATCTTGATCGTGTTCAACTAAAACACCATCTATTGTGTCGTTCCACGTTTCTGCATCCCATATAACCTCTACTACCGCACCTGCATCATGTGCTGCCGGTGTTGTTCCATCCTCACCTCTTAGAGATGTAACGATGTCTGTTCCTGAAACTACTCCTGTTATTCTCTCTACTTTAGCGGGAGTGGACACACCGTTTGAGTCTACCCTATCTATTGTTAATGTCACCGCCGTATCAGTTGGAAGTCCTGTCGTTGATGATAGGGATATTGTCGTGTCACTATCTGATATCCCCGCACCAAGTGTGGTTGAAAAGTTTGACGTTTGTTTTCTAAATTTATCTGTATTAGCTGCTGCCATTTTAAAATCCTCCTTATATAATTATATTACAATCCCCAATCCTCGGGTTTTCCTGTACCAATTAAATACCCCTCTGCCATTAAACCTGTGATTGTTGCTCTATCACTTAAAGAACTTCCTACAAGCGACCATTGAATATCTCTAACTAAAGCCCTTGGGTAGAAGTATCTAATCAATGACTGTAAAGCAAAGGTTGTCGGAGTCCCTGATGTACTACCCATTAAAACTGAACCCATTAAATCCCAACCCATACCTGTATCTGAAACTCCTTGCTCAATAGTAGATGTAGCAAGTGTTTTTGTTGAGTCGCTTTTACCTGTTCCTGTAAATGTAAAATTAGGCGTACCGAGTGCGTCTTTTAACTTAATATATGCACGTTTTATTTTTCCAAACTGTCCCCAATTTTTTGAAACTAAAAATCTCGGACTTGTATATTTCCACGAAAATGCGGTTCCGGAATCTCCTGCATAGTTTTCTGAAAATTCTATTAAACCTGTTCCTCTTATTCCAAGCAAGTGTGTTCTTCCTGCAGAATCGGTAAACTCGCCGAATTGTGACACACCGACAGTCCAATCTTTAACCCACGCCTTAAGCTCCGTATCGTAGTAGATTGTTCTGTTAGGACTCCCTGTTGCTCTTGGAACTGAAAAAAACACTTTAGATTCGTAATAATACGAACAAGACTTTTCTATTGAAGGCTCGTCTAACGACCTTATATACGGTCTTATTTTAGCTGATATCTCGTTGGTTCTTAGTCTATTGAAAACGCCCACCTCATCCCCCAACACGTGAACTCCCGCTTCGTTTAAGAAGTAAATATCGTTCTCCACGTGTACCGCAGATCGTGGTGCTACTGTCCCTTTAGCTGATATAAGTTTAGAAGGAACAGGAATAACCACCGTTCCTACACCCATATCTGTTGATGTTAAAATTATCTTCCAAATAGAACCCCTACCTTCGGCTGTTTTACAAAATATGTGTGCCTCTCCTTGATAGTCTTTTACACATACGTTCTCACTTCTACCCCCACGTTCAAGGTCAATCCAACCACCATCAAAAGAAGGTGAGAAGTTTCCAAGATTAACCCCTGTTCCTGAGAAGTAAACTCTTTGAGGATTGTTTTCGTCCTTTGTTCCCCACACCCTGTTTCCTGATACACCAATAGAAGCAAACAAAGGTCCTGTGGTCGTGTTATCTAATGACGGTACGATGTATCCGTTGGGTACATCTTTTCCGGTATCTCTATAAGAATTAGTAGATACTTGAGATAGCATAACCTCATAACCTGCGGTGTCCGCAAAGTATATTGAATACCTGACAGCACCTGTAACAGCACCCCAAGCTAAATCTAAATACTCATCTGCCGCCGACCAACTATCTCTTAATTTATCAACTGTGATTGATTCCGCCGTGTTTGCTACTGTCTCACCAACTGCATTTACAGCAGAAACCCTGTAATAGTATGTGTAAGAACCTGCGGATAAACCAGCACCTCTTGTTATAGGAGTCCCACCCCACGTAGGTGTTGCAAGTGCGGTGTATTTTACAAGGTTAGTTCCATCATATCTTGCCAACACGTCCTTGCCGTTACATATATATAATTCATCTCTTATTTGAGCAAAATCACATGCATATCCTTGAGTAAATGTAGCACCTGTTATTTCGGTTTTTGTACTTGCGTTAGGATCTACCTTCCAAGCCTTCCCATCTGCTGTCACGACCAACTCTCTTGAGCCTGTTGTTGTCCTATACTCTACAAATCCATCTGGTTCGTTTGTAAACGTCACTCCACCATAAGCCCCTGTTCCCCATCTCTTTGACCACACACCGTCCTCTGTAAGCATAAGGTTAGTAGATTCAACCGCCTCGTTTTCTTTGATTCTGGTTTCTGAATATAAGTTATTAGATCCCCCACTAAAGTCGGATATTTCAATAAAAACTTCCTTATTGTTTCTTAGTCGCGGTGTGTTTCCAATCATGCTTGACTCCCAAAATCACCCCCAAAACTATCACTTGGTACGTTAGGTTGATTATCAGGTAAAAGCATATTTCTCGTTTTCATTGACTTCATTTTTCCAACGGCCTGTGCGTATTCAGCAGAAGCAAGTTGTCCCTCACCATCGTTTGACCTCATTCTATATAAAGCCCAATTTATACAAAAGTAAGGCTCGCTCATTTCAATAACGTCTGTTGTAAGTGATGGTTGTGATGCTTCCTTATAGTAAGGATAATCAATCGTTAATCCAACTTCTGGTTGTGATAAGAAATTTAACTTATAGCCCGCTGATTTGTTTCCTGTAACATAACAAACACTTTCAGTTGTATAGCCGTCTTTTTCGTATGGTTGAATAATCTGATAATCAGAACCACCCACATCAACATAAGAGCCTAAAAACTTAAAGTCTGAAGGCATATCATATGTGAGTGTAGTTGTGACTGTCTTATCTCCATCTGAAGCGTCTGATAACATTGTCCACAACTCTTTCCAAAATATTCCTTTCTCACCTTCCCACATTGCTATAGCTTCGTGCAGAAGTGTGTTTCTGTAAGTCCATTCCCCCGAGGTACTTGTTGGGGTGTTTGTATCTCCTTGATAGATGCTATGAAGGTTAGTTTGAAATTCCTGTAGTGTCATTAATAACCTCCTATTGATTTAAATAGATTCTCAAACAAATCTAACTTATAAGCTATTGTTTCATCAGTATCTGTTATCTTAGGTAACATCCCACTATATCTCTTCCACTCTGCGTTATTTATAGCAGCACCTGTTCTCATTCTCTGCAGGACATCTTGAATTTCATCTCCCGCTGTTTTTAACATCTGTGCCTTAGTGTTTAACCCTTGGAGTGGGAGAATCCTACTTGCCATAACTCCCCTATTTACCTCATCTCCTGAATAAAGTGCAGACTTTAACGAGTCTATTGCTCTTAGACCCGATTGTGCGTTAGCTTGTTCCTTTGATACCTCACCACTACCTCCAAATGACTTAGAATCATATTCTATAAAGCTCTGTGTCATTGGATTCCATATCGCCTTACCTGATGGGTGTATTATCCACAATTTTCTCATAACATCTTCACCGTATTGTTTCATAAGTTGTGGTGCCATTTGTGTTGCTTCAAAATAAGATATAGGACCTTGGGGTACTTGAGAACCTTGAACCATACCCCCTTGAGGAGCCCCCCCTATTGAACTGTCAAGTCTTTGCAACGGCGTACCTCTTTCTTTAGTTGCTAAACCACCTGCCTCTTGTGCCAATACATCTCTTAAAACATCTCGTGAACCTGCAGACCCCGCTACATTTAAAGCACCCTGTACAGGTTTCATAAGTGTGTCACCCAATCTTGAAAAACCAGCACCTGCTTGACCTTTTGTTATTGGTAAATTAAATCCAAGGTCATCTACTCCGGGGAAGTTTAATCTTGCTGGCACATCTCCCTGATAGTTTTTAACCAATTCTTCCGCTATATTAAACAATGCCCTTTCCTTATTGTTTATCACACCTATGTTGGGGTCTACATCTGCTAAAGCGTCTTGGAAAGACCTAAACAGTGCCTTGTGAATCTGATTCTTTGCAGAACCCTTTACACCGTGTTTCAACATCTGAGATGCTTCCTGCTTCGCTGCATATAAACTATCAACATCAGTTATAGAGTCTATTTTATCTAAAAGATTATCCATAAAAAACCTATTTCCTTTAACTGTATCATCAAACTCTACATACCTGTTCACACTCTCTACAAAATTATTTAGTATTTTATCTTTGTCCACAGGTTTGCCAGTGTATTCTTTTAAGATATTCTTCAGCTCAGAATCATATCTATTAAACCCGGGTTCAAGCTGTTCTACTTGTTGAAAAGGTGTCATTTTCTTATTTAATCCGATATCTTTTACCACTGCGTCCAAATCCTTCTTCTTACTTGCAAAAAAGGGGTCATCTTTTTCCAATGCTGTGCCTTTTAAGTCAACACCCTTAGAAACCTTGTTTGCCTGTCTTTCCTTTAGTTTACCAAGCCAATCCCCCGCCTTGTAAAGTCCTGCACCTGTTAAATAACCAGCACCAGCACCAACACCTGTCTGTATAAGTGTCTTGCCTACATCTGCCTCACCTTCTCCAAAACCTCTTGCACCGCCATACACAGCACCTCTTAAACCTGCCTGTGCTGCTGATGTTGCCTTACCACCTAACAAAGCACCTGCTGCCATCTTAGGTGCTGCAAACGGCGCAACTGTTGCCCACGTTCCCACACCTTTCTTAGCACCATAAAAACCACCTTTTAAGGGTTTACCGCTTATATCCGCCACCGCTTTAGCTTTCATGAATTTTGGTCTGTTTAACTCTTGGAATTTCTTTATTTCATCTTCACTAACCTTTCCTGAATCTAATCTTTTTGATATAGACCTGTATTCAGGATTGATTTGATTTAAACCCTGTCTTCCTGCCTCTAACACAAGCCCACCATATTCCATAGGAATTTTAGCTATTCCTTTACCTATGTTATATGTCAGATTAACTAAAGGTGCGTCGCTAAACTTAACAAGGTCTGCTTCTTTGTATTGTCTTCTTCTCTGTTCTACTTGTTCAGGTGTAGCACCCAATCGCTGAGCTAATTGGAGTTTTTCTTCTAACTCTTTTTTACTAAGTCTTGCCATATTTTCTCCTTTATAAATCTAAACCTGATACATCAACGTAACCCTTTGGCATAGAAAGACCGGCTATATCAAAAGGGTCGTTTGTTATCCCACTGTAGGGCTGTGGTTGCATACCACCTGTTTCGTCTATTGTTAGAGGTGTTCCGCCAAATCCGAAGACATCAAAATCATTTCTTTCTTCTAAGTCTGTTGGTAAGTTGCCTCTAAAATATTCCTCTGCACCCGCTCTTGCTGCCTCGTCTGAATAACCCTCATTCAGTAGTTCTCTGTAGTATTGAACCATTCCAAGATAATCTGTACTTGAGGGCCCGCTGTATGACTTTGAGATAGAGAGTTTTTTTGCATAATCTTCCATCTCAGCCTGTCTTTGTGCTGACCACATATCTACTTGCTGTTTGTATTGTCTTGTTTCTGCGTCTAAACTTCTCATTGATTCAATAAATTGCATCTGAGTATTCTGAATAAGATTAGCAAGTGCGTTAGCTTTTTGTGCTGTAGCACCTCTTCTTTCAGCTTCTAATGCATCTAACTTCTGACCGAAGTATTGTGATATCTCCATTGCCTTACTTGCCTTGAATTGGTCTATCTGTAGAAGTTGCTCACCTGCTATTTGATTGACTTCGTTTATCTTACTTCCAATTTCTTTTATAGCTTTGTTTCTTGTATCAAGAACCCCTGATCTGCTCTGTTGTGCAGCTCTTGAAAGCATCTCACTCATTTGTCCTGATGCTGAAGAATCTGCGGCACCTCTTACACCTAAATAACGACCTGCCGCTGTAAGTGAGTTTCTGATATCCTCTTCTAACGATCTTAAAGATTTGGTAGCGAGATTTTCTTGCTCTCCTTTTTGTGACTCAAGTCCTGTTACGCCTCTTGCTCTTTGTGATTCAACAATACCTGCTTGTGAACCTGCCATTTGGTCTATAAAACCCAACATCTCCTCCTTTTGTTCAGGGAGTAGTCCTGCCATCTGGTCTAATTGTGAAAATACATCCGAATAGCCCGATTCTATCTCCTCTCTTATTTTTCTTTCCATTTCTTCAATTCTTTTTCTTTCTGCTTCCTCCGCTGCTTTTCTTTCTGCTTCTGCTTGTTCTTTCAATTCTTCTGGTGTTGGTCCTGATGTACCACTTGTTGTACCACCTGACGTACTTGTTGTACCACCTGACGTACTTGTTGTACCACCTGACGTACTTGT